GCGACCATGCGGGTGCTTGATGACCAGTGCGCCGGTGCGAAGTCGAGCACGAGGGCTATTGCTTGGATCATTGGGCGACCGCCTGCATTCTCAGTATCCGCCTGCGTTCGGCCCTGTATTTGGTCTGTCGCATGCGACGGCATATGACGCACAGCCAGCCTGCGTGTCTGTCGCCTGCCCCTCGCGTCATGAGGTGACCCCGCTCGCACACCATGACCTCGACCGGCTCGATCGGGGTCGGTTGCATCTCGCATATCTCGCAGAGGTCGAGGACGTCGATGGGCTCCTCGCAGTTGCGGCACCTCATGGCTTCCTCAGCTTGTCTAGCATCAGGTGGACGTCGTTGCGGCTGACGTGCGAGCCGTGCGCGTTGCACCAGACCTGCCCCATCTCGCGGAGCTGGTCCTGCACGTCGTCGAGTGCGTCGAGGTAGCCGAGGTGCAGGGCCTTGACGATTGCCTCGGTCCATTCGGCCCCGGTGGGCGGTGTGTCGCTCATCGGCTCGGCTCCGGTGGCAGGGGCACGCTCGCCCATGGGTCGTCGGGGTCGGCTGCCTTCGTCCTGGTGACCGTCATCGGCTGCTCTGTCTTGAGCAGCGCGTCGATGATGACCGAGGCCTGTGCCTTGGTCAGCCTGTCCAGTCCGTCGACTGGCAGCTCGAAGCCAAGTCGCTCCGAGCAGTAGTCGGAGAGCATGACTTCGTTGATGTGCTGTTTCGACATCGTGCCTTTCAGTAGCCCTATCTGCTTGGCCGTCGCGAGTTGGTTGCCTTCCTGTTTCACGGCGCCGGATGGAGTCTTGTAGGCAGGCATTGCGTCGGCCCGCTGCTGCCCGAGGTCGGGGGTGCGTGCCTGCGCCGAGCGGATTTCCTGCGCCGACGCGATGCCCTTGTGGACCGCGATGCCGAGGGCGGCCAACGCTCGGCCCCAAGCGCTTGTCTCGCCGACCATCAGTTCGCTGCCCTTGGTGTACGGGGTGCGGCCCGGGATCGGCTCCCACGCGTGCCCAATGCCTGGTCGTGCGTCGTCGGCTGTCCGGTAGGCGTACGCCCGGACGGTCAGCCACTGCTCGCCTTCGCGCTCGGTGAATCCCCAGTCCGACTGCAACGACCCGTCAGGGTAGGCCTCCTTGAACATGCGGATGCGCTCGCTTACCTCGATGTAGTCGTCGCGGCTCACACTTCCCCCTCAGGCAGTCGGTCGAGAGCCGAGGTGTGCATCGGGCCCCAGCAGTTCGCGCACTCTGCCTCCAGCAGCGTGGCAATGCTGCGTGCCTGCTCGAGCTGCCGTGTAAGCGTGTTGATGACGCCGAGCAGCATTGCGCTATCGAGGAACGGATCCCCGTTCGGTTGTAGCATCGTTTCCCCTTCCTGTCTACCACTGGACAACTGTTGTCTAGTGGTAGATATCTACGCCTAGACACGTGTGTGTCTAGCGGTGTACGACTTGTGTCTACCGGTAAGCAGCATCCCGTGAGAGGGATACGTCTATGGGTAGACGGGTTGTGTCTAGTTCTGTATATCCAGAGGTAGACGGTCGCCTGTATATGGGTAGACGACGGGCTGTCTACTGCTAGACGGTGTGGTTTCCTCGGTGTTGAGATATGCCAGCCTGATGGACTGCAGCATTGCGAGGACCTCGAGGCGTGCGTCCCAGCCTAAGAGGGCGTACTCCTTGGCACTGGGCAGGCGCTTGGGCTGCTTCACTGGTTGGCTTCGTATTCGTTCCATGCCGAGTGCGCCCACTGGTAGGCGGCCGCTCCCGTGAGCCCGTGCTCGTTGCGTGCCTCCCGCAGGAAACTCAGGTAGGTCGGTGTCGGCTCCGAATGGTGCGCGATGTAGTGAACGGTGAACGCCGAAACGCCTCCGTATCCGCCTGCCTCGCACTCGATGCAGCGCCAGGCGTAGGCGCCCTCGTTCAACATGGATACGCCTTGACGTACTTGACCCACACTCGATAGGTCGAGGTCGACGAGTACCGCTTGAGGTGATAGCCGCGGCCGTTGATGTCCCACGGGTAGAACGTTCGGCCGCCCTGGCTGATGCGAAATGCGACGGCCGCCGAATAGGCGCCGTTCAACAGCTGCCGTTCGTCCCACCACGTCGCACGCGACCAGGCGGCCCGGTTCCACTGGAAGAGGCCGAAGTCTGCGCGCCTTGGACTGATGGCCCGAGGGTTGCCCTTGGACTCGCGCATGACGATGCCGTAGGCGTAGCGCAATGCACGGCCTCGGAAGCCTGCCGAGTGCAGGGTGGCAACGACGGGGTCGGTGCAGGTCGGCGACAGGTACATGGCCGCAGCCAAGGCGGCCTCGGCCATCATGCGGCATCCCCGCCAATCGGCTCGACCAGTGTGACCGTGCTCGATATTCGCGTGCGCCTGTATTCCTGCACGGCACCGGCATCGAGGCGCCTGAATCCGCCCGGTGTCCGGTACGACGGGATGGTGCCCTCGTCGGCCATGCGCTGAACGGTCGACTGCGACAGGTCGAGGACCTCGGCGGCCTGCCGTGTGCTGTAGGTGTTCGTGTCTGTCATTTCTTCCTCTCAATAGGAAAGGGCCCCCGTGTGGGGGCCCTTCCGGTTAGTAGATTCTGCGGACCTCGACCCAGATGCAGCCATCGACCCCGGACTTGAGGAGCTCGGCCCCGGCCTCGTCGGCCTCGGCGTAGGTCTCGAAGCCGATTGCCGACTTGTCTGGGTAGGACAGGACGTCCATGCGGACGTGGCCTCGCTTGGTGAGCCGCTTGTAGAAGATAAAGAACATGTGCGATTCCCCTTGTCTGGCCGGTCCGTGTGACCGACCTACGACTAGGTTATCAAACCACCCAATGTTGTCAAGTCATTCAGGGTGTTTGTGCTCGCCCAGTCCGTACTGCCGGGTCAATGGGGTCAGCCAGGCGAGCGCTGCAGTTGTCAGTGCTCCGAGCAGGGATGCCGCGAGCGGGTCGAGGCGCGTCGGCAGTTCGGTGCTCGCCCAAGCGATACCGGCGCCGATCAGTAGGAGCATGAGGTGGCGGGCTTCGGGGCTGAGCTTGTCGAGCATCACGGTCCTTCCATGTGGTACTTGAGGTGCTCGTCTGCGTTGCGCTCCAGCCGGTCGAGCCGGGCACCGATGCCGATGAGCAAGTCGTACTGAGATTTTCCGCCGTTCGGTCGCTGAGCCTTCGACTGCCCCCGGATCACGAGGGCGACGAGGCCGATGACTGCGACGAGCAGGCCGATGACGGTTGTGAACATCTCGCTCATGGCTTGGGCTTGGCTGCTTTCTTGGCTGGTGCTTTTTTCGCTGGTGCCTTGTCGGCTGGCTTAGCCTGCGCGTCGAGCATCGGGAGCGGGAACGGTGCGCCGTCGTGCTTGGCGGGCTCGGCGAAACTGATGTGTATGTGATGCTGGTGCCCAAGCCTGGGCTCGCTGCGCCAGACCCAAAACTTGTCCGCATAGGTGCCGGACGCGACCTTGCCCTCGTAGACGATGTTTTTTATTCGCTTGTCGCCGCTTGTCCTCATGTGCCACATGAGTTGGTCGGCGAACACTTGGGCAGCGCCTTTGCTGCCGAAGTCCTCGTCAATGTCGAGGGCCATCACATAGCCGGTCCTGTCCGGGTTGTGGTCGGAGATGCGGCGCCGGTGTGCCTGATTTCCGATGGTGCCGTCACTAGCCCGGTCGCGTTTGGGGTAACGGCTGTTGACCTGTTTCCTGAGGGTGTCGGCTGCAGCTGCGAGTTTCCAGCTCATGGCGTGGCCTCGGGTGCAACCGGTGGCATGAACACATCGGCCACGGGGTCGTAGGAGAATCCCAGACCAGCGAAGCGTCCCCGGAACGAACCGCTGTATGACGTCTGCAGCCAAACGCCTCCAATCGCGAGGCAGTCCGGGTGCGGCCCGCTTATGAATGCCTGACCGATCGGCTCGGACGATGGGAAGTCACCGCCGCCGCAGTCAGCGTTCGATATCACGATGACCTGACGCACGATGCCGTCGTCGTCCACCAGAGCAAAATGAGCCATCTAGACCGCCACCCTCACGATTATGATTCCGCTGCCGCCTGCTGCTGCCGGTGCCGGCGTTGACGCATTCGCGCCGCCACCGCCACCGCCCCCAGTATTGACAGCGCCAGCCACTGACGCCGTCGCATCCTTGCCCTTTCCGCCACCGCCGCTGCCTCCGGCTCCTGCAGATCCCGAGTTTCTGGCCCCGCCGCCGCCGCCGCCTATCGCGTACGAACCGGCGTTATATGCACCTGTCGGCGCATCTCCGGCTATTGACGTAGTCGTGCCAGCACCGCCGACACCGCCGACTGACCCGGAGCCGTTCCCGCCGACTGCTGATGCGCCGCCGCCGCCGCCGCCGCCTTCCGCCAAACCGGCAACGTTATTCCCATTACCACCAGCAAATCCTTGATTTACAACCGCTGACGCGCCGGTCCTGCCGACCGTTTGGGTGCCTGCGAAACCGCCGCCGCCGCTGCCTCCCTTCCGCGCGTTGTACCAGCCCGCAGCGGATAGAGCGAACATTGCGCCCGACCCGCCACCAACGGCGGTTAACAGGGTGCCTATCGTGCTGTCGGAGCCGCCTTCGTTGCTGTTGACTGCGCCCCCAGCGCCGACCAGGCAAGTGTACGTTCCGACAGGCAGGTAATAGCTGGTGATTGCGACGACTCCACCGGCGCCCCCGCCTCCGCCGTTGATGTTATTACCTGCTTCGGCACTTCCGCCGCCGCCACCACCGGCCACGAGAACGATGTCGACGAAACCCGCCGTTGTCACCGTGAGGGTGTTGCTGCCCGTGGAAAAGGTCTTGTACTTATAACCGGTGTAGGTGCCGGTCGCTGCATCCGAGAAATCTGCCGCGCCGACACCGCTAGAAAAAGGGGAGAACGTCCAGGTGTTCGTGCCCGTCTTGATCAATGCCGCGCCCTTGTACTGGCCGAGCGTGAGCGGGGTGCCGTTGATGGTGACCCCTACCGCCCCGGCCACGGTCACCAGTCCGGCGCCTTGGTTCAGCAGTCGAAGCTGCGTACCGGCGGGCCATGGCACCGTGGCCTCAAGCGGAAGGGTGACGGCGACCGCAGAGGCATTCGAGAGGGTCACGAGCTTCGTGAAGTCTGCCGCCACGAACGTGTAGGTGGTGCCGGTCTGCGCGTTCTGGACTAGCGCTAGGTCGGCCTTGAATCCGTCGATGTACTGCGCTATTTCGAGCGACTTGGCCGGGTAGGCGCTTACCAGGTCGCTGCTGATGACGTACGGGGTTGCCATGCTCTTATCCTCTCACTTAGGCGACCAAGTCGGCCGGTATGACGACGTTGTACCAACGCACGGACAGGTCGACCCCGGACCACACCAGCGCCGGGTCTATCTCCGACCACCTGACGACTTGGTAGCTGAATCGTGGATCGGACAGCGACAGGAACAGGCGGTGGAGGCCCGGTGTGTATGTCTCCGACCATCCCTCGACGATGCCGATGTAGTCCTCAATCGGTGAGGGCTGCGGCGTGTTGTCTAGGTCGATCTTGCTGCCTGAGATGACCTGCAGCAGCTGCGCCCGCACGGGGTCGGTGATTTCCTCCATGAGGACCTCTAGCGACTGCATGGCGTATCGGGGCTCGGACTGGGTCCGGATGATGTCCGAGGCGCGTGCCTGGGCGTCCGTCGCGTAGTGCAGTTGCGTGGACAGGGTGAATGCGCGCCGCCCGTGGGTGAGGATCGATGCGGGGTCGGTGTCCGTCTCGGTCTGGTTCTGATTCGTCTTGTAGACGACGGTGACGTCGTTCAGGATGGTCTGGGACGTGTTGCGCCACACGGGGGACCAGGTCACTGCATTGGCGGGCAGTGCGATGGTGGCGGGGGCGGTGTCGACCCGGTCGTACACGTCGGCCCAAATGGTGTTGATATCCGCCCAGGTGTCGAGAACGTCAATGTCGAGCCACGTCGCCGGGTTGTATCCGAAGCCCCGGCGGCTGTACGACTCCCACAGAATCGCCCCGTCGGGCAGGTCGCACAGGGTGCCGCCCGTCTCCGTGCCGAGGGCTGTCAGCAGGTCGAGGGCCGAGTACCCGCCGTCCAGCGCGTCCAACGGCTCCTGTGTCATCAGGGGGTCGGAGTTGTTCGCGTAGGTCAGGCCCGCGTCGGTGAGGATGTTCTCCACCCGGTCATTGAGCAGTTCCATCGCGTATCCGCCTGCGCCCACGAATGCAAGCCCGAGGCGTGACAGGTTCCCGATCATCGTGACGTCCAAGCGGGCGACGTAGCTCAGTGCGGGCACTCCGACGCTCGGCCCGTTGGGGTTGAAGTCGTGGGTCAGGCTGGTGTCAGTGACTCGGCCGGTGAAACGCGCCTCGCCGTAGGCCTCGATTTCGACTACGTCGGATATGGCGACCGGTATCGACGTGAACCCGAACAGCGTCATGGACGCGTCCGAGGGTGCCGGGGATGCGGTGATGTCGTTGCGGCCGTGGGACACGCTCACCCGGTACTCGATGCCGTCAAGGTCCAAGGCGGTGCCGTTGACCAGAATCGTGGGGGTCATCCGAGGACCGGTGTAGGTACGGGCACGCCCATCGAGTATCCGGCTCGTGCGTTGCTGTTTGCGATGAGCCGCTGAAGTGCCTGGGCGATCTGCTGCTCTGACACGTTGACGCTCTCCGCTGCTATCTCGGCGGCACGCTCGGCTGCTGCCGCTGTCTTGGCTGCGTTCGCTGCCCTGACGGCCTCGGCGACGGCCTCGGCGATCTCGGCCTTGATGTTGACTCCGATGGCCTTGCCGACGTTTTTCCCGATTGCCTTGAGTCGTGCCTGTTCCTTTATGAGCTGCTCGATGGTGCCGTCGACGAAGTCCTCCGCGGAGTCGATGCCAGCCGTGAGGAACTCGGGAACCATTGCCTGCGCCGTCGTGTTCGCGACCGCGACGACGTCGACGAGGCGGTCGCTGAATGTCTGCACGAGGCCCTTGTCAAGCATTTCCTGAGCAAGGGCGCCGCCTGCGGCCGGGCCGAGGGATGCCAGTTGGTCGATGAGCATCTGGTCGGCGCCCTGCGCCTTGATCGACGAAAGGACGTTGCCAAACCATTCCGCCTCGGCGATCTGCCGGTCGAACGCGTCAAGCGTCGTTATGCCGAGGTCGGTGCCGGTCTGCTGCGCCGCGCCGAGGTCGATTCCACCCAGCAGCTGCGAGGCGAGCGTCGTTGAGTAGTCGCGAGCGGCCTGCGTCGCGGCCTCAAGGTCGGTGACCTGGCTGTCAAGCGTGCCTTGCAGTTTCTCCACTACGCCGCGCTGCAGATCGAATGCGGTCGTGAGGAGGCCGGTTTCCTTGTTGAGCGCGCTTGTCGAGCCGGTGGTCGCCTCGACTTTCCTGCCGTAGTCGACGAGGGCGCCGCCGTAGGTAGCGGTTGCCTTGCCTGCCTGGATGGCTGACCCGACGGTGCCAGATAGGACCTGCTTGAGTTCGCCTGCGGTGAGGGCTGCGGTGCCCAGCTCGACGCCTAGGTCAGGCGCGATGCCGTTCTCGGCATCGTTGACTGCGATGAACGCGCCAGCGATGTCGTACATGTCCTCGAGGAATCGGCCTACGCCTGGTATCTGCCCGATGGCGCCCTTGAACTGGTCGGTGGCCTCGAACGTGTTGCGAAGGTGCGAGACGAGCTTGTCCCAGTCTGGTTCGTTGGCCATTGCGATGGCACCGTCGACGACGTTGGCGGCCTCGGCTGCGAACTTTGCGAGTCCGACTGCTGCCTTGGACGCAGTCTCGCCTAGGTCCCTCATGGCGGGCTCTAGGTCCTTCATGGCGTCCATGAGGTCATTGGTGCCCTGCGTCGTGTTGTCGAGGCTGCTAAGGAACCCGGCGCCGAAACTCTCTTGGAGTTCCGAGAATGCGACGCTGAGCCGGGATAGTTGGCCTTGGTAAGTTGCAGCCGCGGTGTCGGCCTGCCCTGCGAAGGTCCGCGACAGTCGCTCGGTGATGAGCCGCATGTCTCCGGTCGCCAGCGTTGCCTTGTCGAGGCCTGCACCGAGCCTGCCTAGGCCGGTGGTGTTGCCGTCGTATGCCTTGCCCAGTGCCTGCACGACGGAGTCGAGGGACTTGCCGGTCCCGGCGGATACGTCCATGGCGAGTTTCAGTGCGTCGGTGGCGCCTTGAGTATCGCCGATTGAGCGCACGAGGCGGTCGAACGCGGGCCGTAGTGCGTCGTCAGCCACTCCGGTCTGGCGCTGCAGGGCGTCGATCATTGCCTCTACCGGGGCTGTCTCGTGCGCGAGCCCGAGGTTGTCGAGCGTCGTGGCAAGTTTGGCGGCGGCGGCCTCGTCCTCGACGAATGCCTTGACGCCCTCGACTCCGAAGGCGACCGCTGCGACCCCGGCGGCTGCGGCCGCTCCGAGCAATGCGGGGCCGAGCATCCTCGTCAGGTTGTTGCTGAGGCCGTCGACACCGCGCCCGAATCGGCCTAGGTCGTTCTCGGCGTCGCGCAGCTGCGGGCTGAATCGCTTGAGGTCGGCCGCCAGATAAACGGTCAGTGTGCGGCTCATAGTGTCGACCTATTCCACTTGGTGACGATGAGGTCGACGGCCTGTCCCCACTCGTTGATAGCTTGTGCCTGGTATGGCCTTCGATTGCTCATCCAGTTGGTCCCGTTGCCGAACGGCGCCCACTTCAACCCGGGCCAAGGTTCGCGCGTTTCCTCTTTGGTGCCCATGAAGGCCGGATAGCGCACCATGTTGGTCGAGGCTCCGCCACGGTATGCGCGCCGGTCCTTGCCGACGTTCAACGCGGGCAGGCGATCCGAGCGGGCACGGATGGACTCGGCCAACTTGGGTCCCCAGTTGCCGGCCGTGAGCGCGGCGGCCTTCCATGACGGGACCATGTGCCGGTTCGCGATGTCGACGGATGCCTTGCGCAACTCCTTCGTCGCCTCCTTGGGCAGGGCTCGAAAGTCCTTGAGGAGCGCGCCGAGCCCGTCGATCCGCAACTCGACCTGCTTAGCCACTCTGCAGCTCCTCAACAATCGTTGACAGCATCCTGGGCTCGTATGCGATGACCTCGGCCACTGGCCTGCCGGTACGCAATGCGACCTGGACGATCAGACGGCGTGGATCGCCGTCTTCGTAGGGCCCACGCTCTCGCGCCGTTCCACGATGACCTTGTGCTCCCGGCCCCATTTCTTGATGACCTTGAGGTCGAGGGGCTCGGGGTCGACGAGGGCGCAGAACGCCGACAGCAGGTCGAGGCCTGCCGGGTACGCCGTGACCTTTGATTTGTCGCACAGGTCGCGGTAATCGACGACGTACACGGTGAGCACCGGCACCTCGACGGGGTCGGCTGCCCCGTCGAGGTACACGTCAAGGACATCCCACACTAGGAGATCGCCAGCTCGCCGGTGAGCGATGCCGTGGCGGTCGCGACGCCGGTAGCGTCGTATGCGACCTCGACACTCTCGACGTACATGGCAGCACCGACCCAAGCCGTGTTGGTGCCGTCGTCGATGGTGACGGCGAGCGACGTGCCTGCGGTCGCGGCATTCTCGAGCGCGTTGTACATCCCGCTATCGCCGTCGAAGAGGAACGTGACGGCGAGCGCCGAGATGAGGTCGGTCTGCGTGAACGCGTTGCCGCCGCCGAGCGTGCGCGTGCGCGTGATGGTGCTCGTCTGCGTGATGGTGCCTGAGGTGACCTGAGCGCTGTATGCGGTCGAGGCCACCTGCACGGTGAACTCCGACCCGGCAATGCTGACGACTGGCATTTCTACTCCTTCATAGAGGCTGTGAGGCGGATATCAACTGTGATGACTGACCCCTGTGCGCCGATGTCGACAAGTGTCGGGGGTCCAATGTCGGTGACTACGGCGTACTTAGGCAGGGCGCCGAGGATCGTGTCGATGGCGTCCTCGGCGTCGAGCTGCGCCGCGCTGTTCTTACGCGGGTTGACGACGACGACCAGGCGCCACTGCGTCCGATACGACAGCCGCCCGAGTCGCTCGGGTACGACCCACGGGGAGTCGGCCATGATCACGATGCTCGGGGGGATCGGCACGGGCGGGGTGCTCGTGTAGACCTTGTATCCGAGGCCGGTTACGGCTGCCGTGATCGATAGGCGGGCCTCGGTCGTGAGCGCGGTCATCCGACCATGCTCTCGACTCGAATGTACGGCGCGATCAGGGCGGCCCGGCTCTTCAACAGGATCGAATTGAGCCGGTACGGGCTGGCCTGCATGTCGAGGCCGACGGACTCGCCCCCGGCTGCGAACCGTGCCTGGAAAATGTCGATCCCGATGCCGAGCGTCGCCTCCTTGAGGGCTGCGGGCTCGGCCGCCAGTGCCGCCGCCGTAATCACTGAGCTGACTACGGCGACGGCGGCCGCTGCCACCTGGTCGAACGGGTCCGCCGCATAGGTGAGATCCAATGCGGTAGCCAGTTGCGTACCAGATAGCAGCGCCATGGCTTACGGCTCGACGATCCGGACGATGCCTGCGGGGAGGTAGGCAGCGGTGACGCCGTAGCCGTAGATAGCGATATCACGACCAATCTGGCTGACATTTTCTGCCTGGGCGAGCCGGGGCCCGTCCTCGATCCAGCGTGCGGCCTCACCGTTGGTGACGATCGCGTGCCGTGCGGCTGCGCCGTCGAGCCACTTGGCGCGGACGACCCGCAGGCCGGACACGTTGACCTGCAGCGTGCTCGCGGTCGCGACACCGGACACATTCTGGACGCCGTACGGCGCCGGGTAGAACGACTCCCAGCCGCCGATCGCCGTCATGAGCGCGGTCGATGCGTAGACGATGGTCGCCGGGACGCCGGTCGCGTCCTCGCACTTCATAGAGGCCTCAAATACCGTCGCCCGGAAGGTCGCACCGGTCGTATCGGCGCTGAGGTCGTAGGTTTCGGTTCCGCTGCCGAGCTGCCACATGTCATCGGTGAACTTCCGGTCTGTGACCGTCGAGTACGACGCCGCCATGATGCGGTTGTGAGCGTCAAGGTAGGACGGCATCGACCGCTGCAGCAGCTGGTACGAGATGTCCGAGCCGGCCGCGTAGGTCGCGAGGCTTGCGGTGCCCTTCTTAATGTCGATACGGACGCTGTTGACTTCGTCCTTTTCGTTGGCCTGTGCCTCGACGATCGTAGTGAGGTTGCCGTCGAAGTAGGGCCAGTTGATGTCGAGGCCGCTGGTGCCAGCGGACTGCGGGCCGCCGACTCCGGTGATGACGGGTCGACCGAGGTCGATGATGCCCCGCACCTGCATGAGCCACACGGGCGGGAGCACGCCCGGGTTGTTGTCCGTGACCTGGTCGACAAGTGCGCGGGAATCGAATCCCTCTAGGACGGCCTTGCTGTACTCGCCGAACGAGCGGAACTGTGCGAGCGGGTGAACGGGCTCCGCGACGTGGGCGACGGACTGGACCTCGCGGCGCAGCTCGTCGATGGCCTCGCGTGCCTGGATGTCTGCGACGACCGCCGGGGCGGCGTCCTCGACGGTTTCGACTGACATGTGATCCTCTCTGATTGAACCTACGCCGGCCGTGGAATAGGCCGGCTGATGGGTGAGGCTGACCTCTGCGAGAGCAGCCTTGGTGTAGACGATTGCGTTCTTGCCTTGGGTGCGCTTCGACTCGAGCGGTGCGAATCCGACGGACAGGCCACGACTGGATCCCGTCCGCATGAGCGTCGCCGCATCGCGCCCGAGGCTTGTGTTGACGACGTCGAAGTCGATATACAACCCGTCCGGCTCGTTGCTTGCTGCGGTAATGACGCCGATGGGCTCGTTGTGGCGGTATGCGAGCGGCTTGCCGACCACTGCAGCGGTATCGAATGCACCGGGCGCGAACGACTCCCGCATTCCGTCGTACTCGATCTCGACACCGTAGGGGACGGCCATGCCGTAGCCGGTTCCGATGATGTCGCCGCCGTCGTCTGCCCTGGTGTGCAGCAGCAGCGTGCCGTCGGTCGTGAAAGTTCTCATCTATCCGCCCATCTGTACGAGGCTCGTCGGGGTGAGTCCGAGCGTGTTGAGGTCGATGACTGTGCGGGCCTCGTCTGGGGTCAGTACGCCGAGGGGCACGAGCTGCGCGACGAGGTTGCCGAGGTCGGTCGCGTTGCCGCGCAGGAAACCGGACGTGTCGAACCTGATCGAGTGCCCTCGAGGCGTGACGTCGGGCATCGACAGCCGGTGGGTGAGCATGTCCATGACCGGGCGAAGGCTGATGTCGAGCAGCTGCCGATACAGGTCGACGCGGTTCGAGTACGTCAGCGACGACCCCGAAACGCTGGCGCCGACCCACACGGGGTCGAGGTTCGCGATACGCGCTATCCCGATGGCGGACTCATTGCGGGCCTCGACCAGTGCCAGGTCACGGGCAGACCAGCCCATGCCCTTGGCCTCGATCGCGCTGTTGAGGTAGGCCGTGGCCCTGTTGCTCCTCGCCTCTTCCCATGCGGTCAGGAGCGCGTCCACCGTTGCCGCCGGTAGATCGGCTCCAGTGTTCTTCAGAACCACGGTAGGCATGGGGTACTCGGAGTAGTTCAACGTGGCGGCCTCGAGGGCGGCGGCCGTGTTGATCGCAGCGGCACCGGTCGTCAGCCAGCCGCCGAGGCCGTCGCCGTAGAACTTGATGACGTCGCGAACCGGGACAGGCGTGCCGATGTAGTAGAACGGATCCACCGGCGGAAACTGCGTGTTCTGGGTCGCCGTCGACATCGTCGTCAGGTCGGACACGTCGTCGACGTCCATGACCTGAACCTCGCGAGGGAAGCCATCCCATGTCCGGTCGACCACGAGCCAGTACGCCCGGTCATGCAGGAGCAGGTTCTCGACCGTGCGCGCGATGACGGACGTGTACGGCAGAAACGACGACGGCATGACGAGTACCTGAGCGGTCTCGATGGGCTCGCCGCCTCGGTATGTCCGCAGGCCGAACCCACTGATCGTGTGGGAGTAGGTCTTCATGGCGTCCACGAATGCGGGGACCTGCAACGCGGCGGCCCTCGATGTACGGAACGACGACCCGGCGCCTTGGATCATCTGCAGCAGCGACGTCCCGGCGCCCTCCCGCAGGGCCACAGACGGCCCGCCCTCCATCGACCTCGGGGGGAGGGATGGAGGGGCGGACCATCTCGGACGGGGAAACGCCACGCGCCCATATTACAGGTTTATAACGATTGTCAAGCACGTCGACGGGAATGAATGATCGCCGTCGGCCGTTGCCGCTTCGTCGCCTGGGCGGCTGCGAACATGACGGCACGGGCCGCATACGAGGGGCCCTCCCCCATTGCTGACGACAGGACCCACCCGGCGTCACGCTTCGAGATGCGCGATGACGCAAAGTGCTCCCGCAGCACGAGGCCGCCGTCGTGCAGTATCGAGCGCCGGTCGAACAGGTCGAGCAGCGCCTGAGTCCCGGCAACTGCCTCCCGCTGCCCGACCAGTTCGTCAAAGTGCTCGTGCAGCCGGTCGACGTAACCGGGAGTGACGAGCACGAACAGCGCGGGGTGCTCGGCTCGCAGCTGCGCGAGCCGCTCGTCGACCTGTTTTATCGTCCGCATCGTCGACACGCGCACGACGACGCGCTCGTCATCGAGGACACCGGCGACCGCGACGGCGTGCCCCTGCCCGTCGAAAGCGGACTCGACAGCGATTGTCCAAGTGCTGTCGGCTGGCAGCTCGATGTCCGACGTCGTGTCGGCCCATTGGCTGTCCTTGAGCCAGCCGCCCGACTGCGCGACCCACTGGTTGCACCACTCGCGCCGGAACGACGACTCCTCGATGGTCGAGTGCTGGCGTGAGACGAATGCCTGCCGTTTCTCTGTCCACTCCGGCGACGCCCACGCCCACGTCTCGGGATCGTCGGGGTCGGCATCGGCTGGTGCCGACCATTCGAGCAGCAGGGTGCCCGAAGGTGCGTCGAGCTGCTCGATGGCAGCCGACCGGTATTGGATCATCAGGTCGGACGTCGAGTCGCCAGCCGTCGACACGAGCCATAGCTGAGGCTGCTCACGCTCGGACATCGTCGGCATGACGGCGTCGTCGATGACGTTGCGCTGAATCTTCCAAGCCTCGTCGGCGAACACCATCGAGCACGAGTAGCCGACGCCGGCCGAATCGTTTGCGGCATGGATCAGCCAACGGTCGCCGCTCGGCAGGCTGATGCCCGCAGCCGTGTTGCCCCAGCGCACCGTGCCCTTGCCGTACTTCTCCAGCGCCCACAGGCCAGCAGGCCTCAGGACCTCCATGGCGGTATCACGCTTGTTCGCCATGTGCAGGATCGTCTGCGGCTCGCCGAACAGGTGAGCGTGATGCAACCGCCACATGCAAATCCCGCGCGACAGCCACGACTTGCCGGACTGCCTCCCCACCGTCAGCACCACGACCGCCCACACCAGGCGCCCGTCCTCGTCATGCTCAAGGGCCCGGTCGAGCGCGTGCCGCTGCCAGCCCCGCAACGTCAT